TCTATCCAGTCCTCCAATAGTGTTATTATTGCCAAATCCTATATTGCCGCAACCTGTCATGCTAAAAGCCTGCATTTTTATGTCTTGAGTTGCAGTGCAGTTACCCATGTTATCCGAAGCGCTTGTAGCAGCAGCTATACCGCTTCCTGTTATAAGCCTTCCGTCAGATAACCTCACTTGGAGATATGGGTTGTCAGCGACAGAGGTGCTAGCATTATCCCAATTAGTTTTTTTAAAAACGATATGTTCACTTCCTGTAAACCCGATAACGCTTCCGTTATCCACGTTCATAGGGTTTAAAACAAAATTTTGAATTTGTTGCGCGCTTGCTTTGGCGGTTTTATACGTACTCCCGGCGCCTGAAGCGATAGGGAGTAAATCCGCTGCTTTAACCCCCACTGTGGCACCTACTGAGTTTAATTGAGATATCTTTTTATTTGCCATTTTTCCTTAAACCTTATTGTTATATACACTATTTTAATATAGAGGAATTAGATTAGTCACAAATAAATCATCAGTTTCTTGCTGAAGATAAAACCCGTCATCGCCACCTGTAACGTTTCCAGTTTCTTCTAGGAGTATAAAATCCTCTACCTTTTCCATTCCTAGTACCCCGCTTATAAAAAGACCATTAGTTGTATCATTAGGATTAATCTCTACATTAAAAGAGGCGCTAAATGACTTGTTAGATCCAATTGATGAATCGTATCCATAATTGTTTAATTTAGCCCCTTTAAATGTATACCTCAACGCTTCGTCTTGACGATTTATGGGTATCGTACCTGCGTTAATCGGAGCGTCAGTGCTCTTTGCGCAACTTGTAGGGTCTACTTTAATTGTAAAATCATAACCACTATTTATAGAAATGAGATCTACCAAAGACCCACTATTTCCAGATTCTATTAATCCCTGTAATGACAAATTCGCAAATATAGAAGAAGTTGCTTTATAGTCTACAGGAAACCGATACCCTAAATTATTTAAATATTCCCTATTTAAGTTGATAGAAATCTCATAACCTTGTATATGCAATTTATCAAAATCTACACCTAGCCCAGAAAAAGATTCCGTAGTGATTGTTATGTCCCCCGGTTTTAAAGCTGCATAACCTTCCTCTGACATAATTCT